TGCTCGCGCGCGTCTAGATTCGCCTGTTTCTCGGGTTATCCTATTACTGCCTGTTCGCGGAGCCGCGTCGGGTGTTCGCCTTGCGGAGCCGCAGGCGTGTCCAGTCAATCTCGATTCCTTGAAAGGGGATCACGGTGTCCGATTACATCAAGCGCCAGCACGATCTCCGTCAGGCGGCGTGGCACGAGGCGAAGCATCTCCTCGACGCGGCGGCTGCGGAGAACCGCGACCTGAGCGCGGAGGAGCAGGAGACGTACGATCGCATTTCGGGCGAGCTCGACTCGCGCGCGGCGATCATTGAGCAGCTGAAGGCCGACGAGGAGCGCGCGGCGCGCCTCGACGCGGTGGCTGCTGAGGTCCGCACGGACGAGGCTCCGGCGGGCGACGACGGCGACGCCGAGGCGATCCGCGCCCTGGCGCGTGGCGAGGTCCGCTCGTACAACTTCGAGAAGCGCGACGTCCTGACCTCGAGCACGGGTGCTCCGGTCCCGACGTCGTTCTACGATCAGGTCATCATGCGGGCGCGCCTCGTCGGCCCCATGCTGGACGTGTCGACCGTGCTGAACACGGCCGGCGGCGAGACCCTCCAGGTCCCGCGCCTGAACGCGTACTCGTCCTCGTCGACGGTCACGCCGCAGGGCGAGACCTTCACCGAGCAGGATCCGACCTTCACGGCGTTCACCGAGCTGAAGGCCTTCAAGTACGGCTTCCTGATCCAGGTGTCGCGCGAGATGATCGAGGACTCCGGCGTGGATCTCCTCGGCTTCCTCGCCGAGCAGGTCGGCAACGGTCTGGGCTACAACGTCCAGAACGCGCTGACCAACGGCACCGGCACCGTCCAGCCGCAGGGCATCGTGGGCGCGGCCGGCTCCGGCATCACCGGCGGCACGGGCGTCACCGGCGCCTTCACCGCCGACAACCTGATCGACCTCTACTACAGCCTGGACGGCGCGGCGCGCCTGCTCCCGGGTGTGGGGTGGATGATGAACGGCGCGTCGATCGGCGCGGTCCGCAAGCTGAAGGACACGGCTGGGCAGTACATCTTCCAGCCGACCCTCGACGGCAACTCGCGCGACCTCCTGCTCGGCAAGCCGGTCTTCGAGAACCCGCACATGGCCAACCCTGGCACGGCTGTCAAGTCGGTCCTCGTCGGCCATCTCCCCTCGTACTTCGTCCGCACGGTCGGCGGCATCCGCCTCGACCGCTCCGACGAGTACGCGTTCAACGCGGACCTGATCACGTTCCGCGCGTCGATGCGCGTCGACGGCGCCCTGCCGCAGACGTCGCACGTCAAGTACTTCATCGGCGGCACGGCGTAGCCTAGCCGACGAGCGCGGTACCATTGGGCCGTCCATCCTTCGGGGTGGGCGGCCCTTTGGCTTTCTGGGAGGCATCGTGTCGAATCGTCAGGCGCGCCGCGTGGCGGCGAAGCGGAAGACCGTGGCGCAGGGCGTGACGCCGCAGCGCGTCTTGTGGGCGTCGAATGCGCCGTTCACGCCGACGGGGTATGGCGTGCAGACGGCTCAGGTCGTGGAGCGGTTGCAGGCTGATGGGCACGAGGTCGCCGTGGCGTGCAACTTCGGCCTCCAGGGTTCGGAGACGGAGTGGAATGGCGTGAAGCTTTACCCGACGGGTGTGACGCCGTACTCGGACGATATCCTGATGGCGCATTCGCAGCATTGGGCGAGCGGCTCGGAGTTGCCGAGCGTGGTGGTGACGCTGTTCGATGTGTGGGCGTTGAAGAATCCGAGCATCGATCGGATTCCGAAGATCGCGGCGTGGGTGCCGATCGATCACAAGCCGGCGCCGCCCGAGGTGGGGGATTGGTTGCGGAAGCCGAATGTCCTGCCGATCGCGATGAGCCGATTCGGCGAAGAGATGATGCGGCACGACGGTATCGAGTGCGTGTACGCGCCGCACGCGTTCGATGGTCGCGTGTTCAAGCCGACGCCGGATTTCCTGGACGCGAAGGGTCAGCGGATTCGCGGGCGCGACATCATGCAAGTCGAGGACGACTCGGCGTTCGTGGTGATGATGAACTCGGCGAATAAGGGGAGGACGCCGCCGCGGAAGTCGTGGGGAGAGAATCTCCTCGCGTTCGGGATGTTCGCGCACGACAAGCCTGACGCGATCCTCTACTTGCACACGGAGGAGTCGTCGGCGCTCGGCGGTGTTGATCTTCGGCCGCTGTTGCGCGCGTGCGGGATCCGCGATGATCAGGTCCGGTTCGTGAACCAGTATCTGTACCGGATGAACATGCCGCAGCAGGCGCTCGCGGCGCTTTACTCGGACGCGGACGTGCTGCTTGCCACTAGCGCCGGCGAGGGGTTCGGCGTGCCGGTGATTGAGGCGCAGGCTTGTGGGACGCCGGTGATCGTGAGCAACTGGACGGCGCAGCCCGAGCTCGTCGCTGACGGCTGGGTGATCGATGGGCAGCCGCTCTGGGATGCCTTCCAGAACTCGTGGTTTTTCACGCCGCATGTGTCGCAGATCGTGCGCGCGCTCGAGCAGGCGTACGCGCGGGAGCGTGGCGCGACGAGCACGGAGGCGGTCGAGGGGATGCGCGCGTACGAGGCGGATCGCGTGTTCGCGGAGTATTGGCGTCCGGTGATGGAGACGATCGCCAGGTGGGAGCCTTGAGGATCGGCGTCGTCTCGACGCATCAGCCGGTCGCGGAGGATGCGGGCGAGGGGTGGCTTCCTGGCGCGTATCGTGGCGGCGCGGAGTTGTCGGACGCTGAGTATTTGGCGCACGCGCCGGATGGCGTGGAGTGGGCGTATATCGAAGCGGACGAGGCCGAGACGGTCGATCGCGTGCTCGTGACAAGTCTCGAGAAATTGTCGGAGCATGGCGCGCGAATGCTTGAGCCGTTCGAGCCGGTGGTCTTCCTGCATCATGCGACGCGGCCTGAGCGGTGGAAGGCGAGCCTCTTGAAGAGGGCGCGGCGCGTGATGTTGCACACGCCGGCGCATCTGATGAAGACGCGCGCGTGGGCGGATCTTCCCGAAGTGATCCTGGTGTTGAGCGCGATGGACGAGTCCGAGCTGTACCCGGCTGCGGTGAAGGAGCCGTTCGCGGTGGCGGCGTGTCGGGATCATCCGTTGAAGGGTCTGGCGAATGCGCGGATCCGCGCGGCGCGCGAGGGGTATCCGCTGATGGTGATGACGCGCGACGAGCGCCGCGACGTGATTATGATGATGCGGCGCGCCGAGGCGTTCATTCATCTTCCGCTCGCGTTCGAGTCGGAGGGGCGCGCCGTGATCGAGGCTGTCTTGTGCGGCTGCAAGGTGTTTGCGAATGCTCATGTCGGCGTGACGAGCGTGCCAGGCTGGGATGATCCCGACGTGCTGCGTAAGCTTGTGGCCGAGGCGCCGCGCGTCTACTGGGACGCTGTATGCGGGTGACGGTGAGTGTGGCGACGGCGGCGTGGGGCGCCGATTTCGCTCAGTTCGTGCCGGGCTGGTGGGACGCCGTGCGCGAACTGAAGCGGAAGCCTGACGAGATCGTCGTCGCGTACGAGGATCCCGACATGGCGGGAATGTTCGACTCTGTGCCTGACGATTTGGATATCCCGATATTCGGCATCGTGCTCGAGTCGAGCGGCTTCACGGAACGCTGGAATGAGGTGATGCGCGCCTGCTCGAGCGATTGGATCAGCGTGTGTTGTATCGATGATCGCTATTTGCCGGCCGCGCTTGACGAGATCGACGCGGCTGATGAGGCTGGCGCCGAGCTGCTGGTCGACGCGATCCGATGGAAGTATCGCGGCGACGAGTGGCGCGGCTATTGGGATCCTGCGGCGATCGGTCGCGTGCTGACGCTGCCTGGTGCTGCGCCATTCAAGACGAGCCTATTCGATCGGGTTGGAGGATTCCGCGAGGATATCTATTCGTCAGACTGGGCGTTCTACATTGACGCGGCGGCGGTTGGCGTGAAGACGTACCAGGCAGATACGGTGCGGATCGTGTTCGATGAGGGGAACGCGCACGATACGCGCAGCGGTGTCCGCTTGGATGCTGATACTCGGCGGATGGCGGATGAGCAGATCGCGGCGTATGCGCGCGAGAAGGGGATGAGGTAGTGCGAGCGATCGTGACGGGAGCGGCGGGGAACATCGGAGCGCCGCTGGTGCGCGCCCTCGAGGAGCGCGGCGACGAGGTGATCAGTATCGACACGCGGCCGGCGTGGCGATCGAACTACATCACGGCGGACGTGCGGAACCCTGCGGACCTTCTCGGGATAGAGGAGTTCCATGCGGAAGTGATCTTCCATCTCGCGTCGATGGTGAGTCGCGTGACGTGCGAGGACGCGCCGAGCATGGCGATCGACACGAACATCGTCGGAACGCAGAACATGCTCGAGATCGCGAAGCGCAGCGGCTCGAGGTTCGTCTACTTCTCCACCAGCGAGGTCTATGGGAATACGTCTGGACTGATGCGCGAGACGATGTACCCCGAGCCGAATAATCGTTACGGCTTGTCGAAGCTGTTGGGCGAGCGCCTCGTCGAGTATGAGGCGGCGAATGGGCTGCCGGCGGTGACGCTGCGCCCGTTCATGATGTATGACGAGCGTGAGGATTTCGGCGATCACCGCTCGGCGATGATCCGGTTCGCTCACGAGCTGGCACTCGGCAATCCCGTGTCGGTCCATACGGGCAGCGCTCGCGGGTGGCTTCACGTTTCGGATGCGGTGCGCGCGATCATCGCGGCCGGCGAGTACGAGGGCGACTACCTCGTCGCGAACATCGGGCATCCTGACGTCCGACCGATCCTCGAGTTGGCGAACCTGATCAATAGTCGCTTCTCCGCTGATCCTCGCCTCGTCGTCTTGTCGACGCTGCCGGGCCGGATGACGCTGGTGAAGCGTCCGCACCTTCGCGTCCAGGAGGAGATCCTCGGCGTCGTGCCCGACGTCGGCTTTGAGGAGGGCGTGGCGCGCGTTTGCGGCGTGGTGCGGGATAGGCTCGCGCGGCGGGTAGACTACTAGCATGGCGATCACGAATGGCTATGCCACGCTCGACCAGGTGAAGGCAGCGCTACGCATCACCGATAACGTCGACAATACGCTCCTTGAGGGAGCGATCGAGTCGGCCTCGAGGCTGATCGACGGGTACGCGATGCGGAACTTCTACCAGTCTGGCACGGTGACGAGGTACTTCGCGACGGGCGATCCGCTGCTGTTGCAGACGGATGACCTTGCGGGGACGGCGATCACGGTCGAATCGCAGCCCGCGGCGGACGGGACGTGGGTGACGTGGGACGTGACGGACTACCAGCTGGAGCCGCTGAACGGGAACCTCGACGGGATCGCGTGGGCGTATGATCGGGTCCGCGCGATCGAGGACTATGTGTGGCCGGTCGGGAACGCGTTCGGTGATGCTGAGGAGGCGCTCGTCCGCATCACGGGCGTCTATGGGTGGCCGGCGGTTCCGAAGGCGATCGAGGTGGCGACGATCATCCAGTCGACGCGGATCTTCAAGCGGTACGACTCACCGCTCGGTGTCGCCGGCTTCGGTGATTTCGGCGCCGTCCGCGTGAGCCGGTTCCTCGACCCGGATGTCGAGCAGCTCGTGATGCCGTATCGGAAGATGCGGAACATCCGATGAGTAGCGTCAGCCAGGTCAAGACGGCGATCGCGACGGCGCTCGGCCGGATCAACGGACTGAGGACGTACGATCGGCAGCCCGATAACGTGAACGTGCCGATGGCATTCCCGAGTCTCCGGTCGATTGAGTATCACGACGCGATGGCTGGTGGCCTGACGACGCATAACTATGACGTGACCGTGATCGTCGGCCGCGCGGCGGAGCGCTCGTCGGAGCGGCTGCTTGACACGTTCCTCTCATATGGGAGTGGTGGTGTGCGGTGGGCGCTCGAGCAGGACCGGACGCTCGGCGGCACGGTCGAGACTAGCATCGTCGAGTCGGCTGGGAATATCCAGACGATCGACGCAAATGACACGACGTATCTCGCGGTGGACTTCCGGTTCGTCGCGATGACAAGGAGCTAAGAGGATGGCGAAGCAGTATGTAGTGGTCGACGGATTCGTCGTCGCTGGGAAGACTGGCGGCGAGACGATCACGGAGGCGGATGTGGAGCGGATTGACGTGCTGGTCGAGTCGGGGCGGGTGATTCCCGAAACGCCGAAGCCGTCGGGTAAGATGAAGGGCGCAAACGTCGACGTCCCACAGGAGGACTAGATCATGGCGAAGCTCGTCCTCACGGACGCCAACATCACGCTCAACTCGACCGACATCTCCGCGAACGTCGCGAGCATCACGCTCTCGTCGAGCGCGGCAGAGGTAGAGACCACCGCGTTTGGACAGGGTGCCGTGACGCGCGTCGGCGGTCTGAAGGACAACTCGATCACGCTGTCGATCCACAACGACTACAGCGCCATCGAGGGCCTCGTCTACCCGCTGATCGGCGCTACCGCGACGATCGTCGTGAAGCCGAACGGCACGGCCGCCGCGTCCTCGGCGAACCCGTCCTACACCGCGACGGTGCTGGTGACCGAGTGGACGCCCGTCAACGGCGCCGTCGGGGAACTCGCGTCCGCCGACGTGACCTGGGCCATTTCCGGAACCATCACGAAGAGCGTCGGCGCGTAGGCTGATCCCGCCATTGGCGGGTTAGGGGGAGAGCGATGAGGGTCCAGTTCAAGATCAAGCCGAAGGGCGGAGTCGAGGAGACGATCACGGCTGAGCTCGTGGACGTGATCGCGTGGGAGGATCACTTCCAGAAGCCGTCGACCAGTCTCAGCGGTGGTGATCTGTTCGCGCGGGATTTCGTGTGGCTCGCGTGGCACGCCGCTCACCGGCAGGGTCGGACGACGCTGGGGTTCATGGAGTGGGTCGCGACTCTGGACGATATCGAGGGTGAGGAAGACGCCCCTTTAGCGCCCTCGGAGAGCACTCCTCCCATTGGATGATCGCCGGTCTCGCGTGCGAGACGGGCATCGCTCCTAGTCTGCTACTGCAAGAGTCCGAGCGTATGCTGTGGACGATGCTCGGGTATCTTCGCTGGCGCGCTGTTCACTCGTCGAGGGCTGAGTAG